GGATCATGTAACCAGAGTTCTTATTGTTTCTAGTCGTCAGGAGAACCACGCCTAGACGAAAGGGTTTAACGCCCCCATGGCGACTACTCGGGTTGGAAACCAACATTCTTGATGTTAGTGATGGTCTCCTTCCAAGTTTGAGCAGGGGCAACTACCTCCGGCAAGCCGTAGGCAGGGCCCCGCTCCGCACACCGTCGGAGCTTAGCAGCGATCTCCTCGAAATACTCGGGACCGTGCAGCGCCGACTCGATAGCCACAGAGCGGAAAATATCTGTGAATTGGTCGCTACGTGTCACGGCCTTAGACGGCATGTACACAAAGAGAGACTTCGTGATAGCCTTCTTGGCGAGCGGACCTGTCCAGATACCTCCTCTGAGGCCTTGCCAACCTTTCTCGCGGAAAACAAACCCTCGCTTTAGGAAGTCTACCTCGGAGAGGTCTTGGTACTCAACAGTACCTTCTTCCTTCGTAGCAAGAGTATACTTGATTCCGTGAGCAGCGAAATACTCCTGAATGCCACAGTGCGGGAAGTGAACTCCCGGCGCAACACCAGCAATGGAGTCGTCGCCAAACGTCATTAGAGCAACGCTCTTCTTGAACGCTCCTGGCTTAAGGTGTGGATTCATAGCGTAAAACGCACACCTGTAGTAAAGCGAGTTGGCGACACTGTTCACAAAGGTTGTCAGCGGGTGACCACTGGGATTCGATCCACTGAATTGCCAGACCTCGTTCTTCACAATGACAACAGGCCTAACAATGTCGTGGAACAATCCAGCAATCACGTTGATGTCCTCTTGCGAATACCCAACGAGCTTGGCTACATGAATGTAAAACAAGCAAACCTGTTGCATGACCTCGTTAGAGATACACAGGTCGAACGATGAGTAATCTCCCGCAAGTACGCGGTCGGTCTTACCCTCCATCATCTCGATCATCCTCTGGGCCATACGGTTCCAGAAGAGACCGTGAGCGTTTGCTCCTAGAGCACACTCAAAAGAGAATGGGTAAGTCTGAATAAGAGCGTTGATCGCTCCCATGTACTT